AATGACCAAACACCACCAGATGACGCACCAGAACCCCCGCCAGACGAGTTATACCCGGTAGAACCGGCGTAGCCACCGCCACCACCGCCGCCACCGCCACCGCCAACTAATGTCAGTCGATAATGGCCCGGGGATAATATCATTGTATGATTGCCTGGTTCATCAAACAACACATAGGTTTTCTGCGGTGAAACCCTAAAATACCCTTGTTTTAATCTGTCGCCCATTTTAACGTCCTATTAAATAATACCAGTGGTTATCAAGTTTATTATAAATATACAGAACTGAATATGTGTATTCGGTATCCACAGTGCCACTCGACATAGTATACGTTGTGCCAAGGTCTACAGAATATTCACTCCCCGCAACAATCAGTGTAATTGTGTGTGAAAATTGGTCAGAGGCTATCGTTGGCAAAACAATTGTAACATTGCCCGTCGGCGTCAGGAAATAATCTTTATTGTCATCAAGAGTAACCGACCCACTTGTGCTTAATACTGTTACTTGGTCTTTTTTAAAGGCGTCTATGGCCGACTGTTCAAGATTATCCCCGTTCTTATGCAACGCAGTAGCAGCAATAGTATTTATTTGACTTTCATTACTATTACTCAAGGTTTGCAACTGTGAAAAATTATAATTCACTTTTGTCACATTTATTCCATCCCCTGCATAAAAATCATATAATGTTACTGGCATTTTTTACTCCGTTGCTATCATTTTTACATAAAGTTTACCGTCCCGTTCAAGCAAGAATATAAATTTCATACCTGCTGAATACCATTGTTCAAGCCCGCTTGTCCAAACCACATCATCTTGTGTTCCACCATATGTTACTATAACAGGCGGCAGTTGACTAGACTCTTGAATTTCAACAAGAACCCGCGCTTCTCCGTTCAAACTTCCGCGGTCTACTAGAATAAATAATTGACCACCGCTTTGTATCGTTGTATAATATTCATAATCAACAAGCGGATTCTGTAAAATATTACCCGTAAATTTAGAATTTGGTATATTATCAAGACGCGCATATATACCACTATAATCTCCACCAATAAATAATATTTTACTATTGGCATCTACTATTGCTTCCTGGTGTAAAACATTCGCACTATATAGCACACGGAAATTTGCGTTCCACTCTTCCGCAACCACATATGAACCTGGCGAAAATGTATAAAGTTCTGTTATCATTGCACACCTCAATAATCAAGCATTTCGTCCGTTATAAATGTGTTTTTGGCTTCAATTCCCGAAATGTTGAACTGTTGCGCTGGCGATGTCGTGTAAATGTCAATCTGCAAATACCGCCAATACGGTGGCCGTTCAACCGTCACCAATAATTCTGCCCTGCTCATAGCAAAGAATACGCGACCCGTAAGGTCTTCGTCGTCGTCAACGAACTGCGAACCGTCTTCTGGCACCGTGTCGCTGTTGGAATATGTCGCCGCATTACTAAACCCTGCACGAGTTATACGACCTTCGTATGTCGCACCACGGTCTGTCGTGAACTTGATATAAAAGTCATTACTGGTTTGCGGTTCCAAAATCACAGCAAACGGGTATATGTGGCTTTTTATCGATGTCTGCGAATCAAGCCAAATCAAATTAGTGCGATAGTGCGAATAATAACCGTTTTCGTTCGGTGTTTGTTGGCTGTTTACACCCCAACTATCTGTGATTTCATAAACATTTTCTGTGCCGTTGCAGAAAAACTCTTTGTTCAAGAACGTTACCGCACGAGCATTTGGAACAAAGGTTTCTTCTGTCCACTCTCCAACATCAACATCAAACACCAACGATTGACCACTTGATTTTAACAAACGCACACGACGACCCAACGAATTGACCGTAACTTCCGACACATCGTCCAAATAATCCTGTATATCGTCGCCAACAGATTCATCAAATCCAATTGTGCCATCAATGTTATCACGCAATGTAAATATGTTTTTCGACCACGAATCCACATACGCGCACTTGCCATTGATTGTAAAGGTTGCGTTGCCAAACACACCTTTTGCGGTCAAAGGTTCAACCTTGATATCATTCTGGCTTGTGCCCGTGATATTATAGGAACGATTGCGACAAAATGCTGTCAAACCGTGATATTCTTCTAACTTGTTAACCTTTTCCCCCGTTTCCACATAGAACGCGCTGGTTTCCGACGCACTTTCCATTGGGTCTGACGTAAAGTTTAGTGGGTTTCCTGCCTCGCTAAACCAAACCCCATAAATCATCTCGCGCGCCGGACTACTTGGGTCTTGTGGGTCTGGGGCAACATATGTAGTTACGCCGTTAACCGCCAAACGAGAACGATAGGGGCGCACACTTGTTACTTCTGATAACGGGGAAGATACCCCAGACAAATCTATTGTTCTATAATACCAATCAGACGCGCCCATTTGTGTTCCGCCAATTACGGCATCTACTGAATAATAAATAAACCCAAGTTTGTCTGTGCCAAATGCCACGATAATACCAAGGCGGTCGCCCCACTGTGTCATACACACATCTGTGACATCTGTTGCTGGATTTGTAAAGGCAGCAATTTGTGTTTGAACCGAATTCCCAGTGTTATCATAAATAACCCAAGCATTTATAGCCGTATTGGTTTTTGTAAACGCAACTAATTGGTCTGGTGCAGAATAACCGGAACAGTTTGCCGAAAATAATCTGATAACGTTTTCAAATGCATACGTTGCAGTCAATTCATCGGTAGCCACTGGTGTGCCAACAAAACTAATGCCATATTCCGCTAAATCTACTTCGTTGCTATCGCTATCTACCCACTTATCCCCGTCATAGGTAAAAACCAATGTGTCGCTTAAAGACGGGCTAACCTTTTCTGAAAATTTTACTCGGTCAATAATGATAGTTGTCAGTCCAGAACCAGTTGTTTGCGTGCAGGTTGCGCTACCAACAACAGCAAATGGCTCAAACCACCCTGACGATTTAATACTGCGTTGTTGCCCCGATTTTTCCTTGGACAACCGAACCCCGTGTGCAATATCAGCACCAAATTCAACATCGGAGTTTATGGTGTTCAGTTTGCGAATACCCTTAAACGATTTCCACAAAAGATTTACGTTTTTATTTCCCATTTTTTCGCACCAACTTTTGATATGTTTTACCGTTTTTATGCACAATTTCAACTGTCAGCCCAGTGGCCGTTTCCACTCGGCGAAAAGGATTCACAAAAGGTTCGTATTTAATCGCCATCTTTCGTCTTTTTTATCGTTGCTTTTATAACATTGCGTTGTGCCATAAGTGCCAACAATTCGTAAGAATCGCCGTCATACGCCTTGCATATTGCGTCAATCATATCACCCAACGACGGGTATGCCTGACGGCGCAATTCCTTGTAATCATATGGCGGTTCGCTGTGTTTTTCTTCGATATGGTCGTTGTGCTGTATGTATTCCACAATCGACCCTTCGCCTGTAACAATCAATGGCAACCACCCGTCATTGGTCAGTCGTTGCAAATCTTTATCGTACCCAACAACCCCTTTCCATACTGACGGCGGTGTTATCAACTTTCCCCTTTCCAGTTTATACATCATTTTATATCTCCGTTCTTTCTGACACATAATATGGTGTTTTTGCGTATTTCATCAGTGCAGAATACGCTTCTTGCCATTCCTGTTGTTGTGCACCGAATATTGTTGTTTGTGCGTTCTCGTTCAAATAAACGCGTGTTTTTAACACCACGCAACGAGCATACGGCACATAGATATATTCTGGCACATTCAAGAACTGATTTGTTGTGTCTTCCGACAACGAAAACTCTTTCAACAAATTACCGTCGGTTCTGTTTCCAAGGCACGCAAGATGTTTATCGTGGTATTGTATTGTGGTTGTAGAAACTTCATCACAATCTGCCGATACCGCTGGCGCAATTTGTATTTCTTCCGTATCCCACTTGTGCGCCCACTGTTGCGGGCACCCGTCTGTTGCCGTCAATTCGTCTGTATATTCCAATGCACACTTTTTGCCACTTGCGCCTTTGGTGTAAAGCACGCCGTGAACAATACCATACGGCATCGGGAAAGTGTCTTGCCCAATATCGTTCAAATATATCTCTTTGCGGGTGTTCCACCGCCAAGTATGAACATTCAGCATAAATTCGCACGCCTGATTAAACGCAATCATTACAGACGGGCTGACATCGGACAAATCGACAACCAAACGATTATCGATAATCGCTCTCTGATTCAATACTTCTTGTACTAATTCTTTATAGTTTTTCATTTTTAGTCCGCCGTTGTTGATGTTTTGTTTTGAACCTGTGTCTCGGGCGTTACGCGTGTCACAGGAACGGTCATTGTGGAATCGCCGTTTGGTACGACAACTTCGCTTGGCAATGCCCCCTGTTCTTTCCACGACTCACGCAAAACCCTGCGATATTCGTCGTCCATTATTTGCCCCATCATCTTGCTCGCTTTCGTCAGATTGTTCTGTTCAACCTGCATTTGTTGTCCAACTTGTACCAACTGTTGCAACACTTCGTCTGACAACCCCGCAAAATTCTGTATAATCTGCTGTGTGCGGCCATCGTTCAAGTATTCGTTCGGGTTTACACCCATTGTTTCAAATACCTTGGTTGCGCTGTTCTGCAAGTTAATCATTGACGGTTCTGCTGTGCCAATCTTGTCAAGTGCATTAACAATGTTCTGCATCTGATATTGTTCGTTAGCATATTCCCAAGCCGTCTTGACAATGTTTTCGTCCATAGTCGCCTGATTTAACATCAAAACGCAATCTTTCAAGTATTTAGCAATAACATTCAGCAAAATACCCGAAATAATCATATTTGGTATCAGGTTGTCGCTTGTCGCAACGCGTTTAACTTCTTCTTCCGTCAACGCTTCCGACTTTTCAGACAACTGACCATTGTCAATACCCGCAATTTCCTTTTCCAACTGTTTTGTTGATTCTTGGAACAACATCAACGGTTGGGCATTGAATATAATATCTTTGATTGCATTCGGGTCATACATACCTGGGTTGTAAGTAATGTGCGCCCCTGGGCGAAGTTGCGTAACTTCTTCTTCAAAGAACCCTTCCGGCACATACTGTGGCGGATTTTTCTGCAATTCAATAAAGTCAATGCTGTCGTTATACGTCTTTTGTTCCGCTGCACACAGATCCAAAATGTAATACAACGGCGATGTCCCGCGCGCACCTTCTTCCAACGCGTGATATGGGAAATAATATATGCCAGGCGTATAAATACCGCGTGGTTCAAAATACACCAAATACTTACGCCCAATAACTACAGCGACATAATCTTCATAAAACCGGCCATTGATAGTAAAATTGCCCATATAGGTCAGCACTTCGATTTGATTATACCGCACCGTAACGTCTTGGTCGTTTTTATCTGCCGATTGTTCATTTACAACAGTCCCTGTGCTGAAATCAATGTCTAAATCTTCACGTTTGATTTCATAACTCTTGTTGGACAGAATCTGCTGTTTAGTTTTCCACTGCTTTACAATCTTGTCACAACGGTCAAAATCTTCAGTACAGGGCATAATCAGCGGGTCGTATGCAAAATTGCACGGATTTATACGCACAAAATTGACTTTTTCGCCCGTTTTCTGCTTAACAACAAATGAATCACGGCGAACCGAAACAATCGACGCCGGGTCAACCATACCTATTTGGGTTATCGGCAACGTAATTTTTTCATAGGTATTTTGCAGTTCAGCACTTGCAACAATTTCCCCGCTTTGTAACAAGTCTTTCATACAAGCCAACAGTGATTTTTTATTTTCAGCAGTCAGCGCACGGTTATAAACCGCGTCATATTGCGTTTTGCCCATTTTCAAATAAGACGAAATCTTATCATAGAATGTTTCGTACAGAATACCATATAATTTGCTGTAAAATTCATACGGGCGGTTCAATTCTATCTTTGACTTCCACTCGTCTGCTTTTTTCGCCCCACAAACCTTTGGACGCGCCCGGTCAGCCACGGTATCACGACGCACTTTAAGGTCAGCAATTGGTCGTGACCAGGTTTCCCATTTTTGAGTAACGCTGTCAATAACCACCTGCTTGTCTTCCTGCGACAATTCTCTCGTTACAACTGAATTATTTTCGTATTCATAAACTATCATAACATTTCGCTTTTAATTTAACTGTGGGGGGCAGGCATCAAGGGGAACCCGCCCCCACGATTAGTTATGGTTCTACCGTAACAACGACTTTCGCCAACGCTTCTGGATGAGAAACAACTGCACCTGCTGCGTATGCGACAGACCACAACACCGAGAAGTGAGATGGGTCTTCAATCATACGGTTAGCATATTCGCGAATAGCGAAGTGTGCCGCTTCTTTGATACCAGCAAAGACGTTAACGGTCTTCGATGTTGTTGGCAAGTTAGAAGATTCTAACACGACCAAACCTGCGATGGTTCCACGGACGATTCCATCTTTCCACATAGCATTTTTATCTGTGAAATCGATTTTCACAAATGCTTTTTCTTTCAAGATGAAACGCATAACCTGTGGGTTCACAACCACATAACCAATATTCTTCATACCCTTGTCGCCAAACAAGTCAGAAGTGTTGGAAACAGGAACAGCACCAGCAGTTTTCAAAATTGCCGCCAATTGCAACAATTGGTCATATACATCGCCTTCTGCCGCTTGGGTAGCGTCAAACGGTGTCAATGTATTACCCGCTGGAACCGCAGCAATAATTGTGTTCATAACCAAAGTGTCGATTGCACAAGCAATTTTGTAACGAGCGCGTTCGATAATAGCACTTTGGAATTTAACATCAGCCGTTTTCAACGCATAATGTTCAAAAGAAACAGCAGCATACGGTGTTTCAGTTAATTGCAAAGTTGTTTTATCGACAACTGGTTTTGTATATGTAATTGTGCCTTCTGTACCAGCAGTGCCCGGCGTTTGGCTATATGTATAGTAATTACCAACACTAACTGACGAGTCGTTAATCAAACGCAGATGGATAGCATCCGAGTTTGCAGACAGTTCAGAAGAATGGTCAACGGCGATGTGTTTGTAAACGCCGGTAACCGACAAAGATTTTAACAGGGTTTTAGACCATATTTCCGAAATGGCATTATATGGTGTTGCCCCTAATTGAAAAGCATTTGTAGACATTTAGTCCTCCATTTTTTCGCTTTTGGTTAAACATAATGTTATTTCGGATTGAAAATTGTCCGCTCCGTTTTCGGGTCTGGCAAACCAGATTGTCCAATACTAGGATTCGGGTTTTGTCTTCCTTACTTATAAAATACCCAAATCTAACTATCTTTTTTTACTTTTTTAACAAAAATTTTACTAAAAAAGCCAAAATTATGAAAAATATCACTGAAATCAACCTTTCATACTTTGTTCGATAGTCGAGTATTTTGGCCTGACACGTAGCCCGTGCCTCTGTAATCTCCGCCTGTAATTTGTTTATGGCCGTCATAGTTTCGTCTGTCTTGCATTCCGCCGGCAACATCTGCTCAAGGGTTTGAACCGATTGTTGGACATCATTGAATGCCTGCTCAACCGGTTCTTTCCTTGTGCACCCACTTTGCAAAACTGCCAAAACTAACAAAATTGTAAAGTGTTTCATCATTACTGCCCCAGCCCCAATTTTGTATATTCTTTACCCAACATTGCTTCAATATCGCTTGGGTCAATTGGTTTTTCGGGTTTTGGTGGTTCGTTGTGTGACGCCGCCTTGACCGAAACCGCCTGTTGTTCCGCTTTGACCGCCGTTTCCTTGGCAAGTTTAGTTTTGTATTTTTCAACTGCTTTGTCGGATACTGCCTGAATCATTTTTTTCAGACCTTTAACGTCTAATTTCGCACCGTTCAACGCAATCGCCGCTTTGATAATTTCCTGGGTTTCTGGCGCGTCAAACCATTCTGGATCTTCCGAACGGACAGTTTTCAGTTCTTCAACCAGCGGTTTCTGCCAGGCTTCGTCGCGCAAACGGGTTGCTTCCGCACGAATCTTTGCAGATGCGTCCATAGCCTGTAAACGCACTTGACGTTCCACCCGAACATCCATATAACCAAGACATTTAGACAAGTCTTCTGCATCGCCTGTCTGCAACCATTTGTTCATAGCGGTCATCGCTTCGGTCTTTTGCGCTGGGTCAGTAATGGTGTCCAGTGCTTTGGTTACAATGTCCTTGGCAACAATGTCTTCCGCCTTGGCAATTTCATTATCCCAATAAACATCGTCTTGCGACCGCACAACTTCCGCCGCCTGTTGCGACTTTTGCGTGAATTGCTTTTGCAAGTTATGATATGCGTTTATCAATTCGTCCTGCGACTTGAATTTGCCATCAATCAGTTCAGGTTCTTTTGTTGCCTGTTCAACCAACTTTTCAGGGTCAACATCAGAGGTTTCCACCTTTGGTTCGTCTGCGGGTTTGGTTTCAACAGGTGCTTCATCTGCCGGTTTTTCTTCCGTTGTGGATTCTTCCGCCGGCGTTTCCGCAGGTTGCTGTTCTTCAACAGGTTTTTCTTCAGGTGCCGTTTCCGGTTCTTTGGGTTCTGCACCGTCAGAAACAATGCCTGCTTTTTCCAGTTCCTGCGCCAAAATATCATTTACGTTATCTGGTTCCATACTTTACTCCCTTGATTCTGTTATTTTTTCTTTATCTGCTAATTGTTTAAGGGCAAAGACTGCCATCATAATCCCCTTGAACACTAACTCATTTTGATTCACTATCGCTTCCTGCGCTTTCAGCATCAGGTGTTGTATCAGCAGTTGCCCTTCTGGACTTCTTGCCGCCCTTTGCAGGTTTAGTTTTTCCAGTGTTGTCGCCATTTTCTGTATCCTTTTTTTCAACAATCTCTTTTAATTCTGCTTCTATTGCCTCGTTGTTTTCTGCCAATGCTTCAATATCTGCCTTAACCGCATCTTCACCCCGCTGGGCAACATTCACCGCCAATATTTCCTGTGCCGCGGTTTCAGGTGCAAGTTCGGTATTCAGCCCCATACAGTTAGAAATTGCACCGTGCAGGGCGTTCTGCCACCCAGCGCGAATATCAATTCCCAAGGCTTCGTTAAACAACAATTTGTCTTTCATCGCCTTGGCAAAACTATCGCGGGTCATTACTATTGTGTTGGAATAATGACCTTTTTTATCAGGGTGTACACCATTGTTGCAGGTAACGAATACCGTGCCATGTTCATTATCAAACGAACAACAAATATTTCTCATCATTTTTCTATCTCCATTTTTATTTTTTCTTGTTCAACATATTTCGCAAGCCCTATCCGATAACGGACTTCGTCACGTTTCTCTTTAAGACCAGCAAACTTAAAATAAGTCGTTGGGTTCGCTTGCTTTTTCTTGTCGGCAAGGTATAATTCGTATGCCCTGCCTGCCCGTTCAGGATATTTTCGTGTCAAATCTGCCCAATGTTTTGCATTAAACGTCATACTTGCACCTCTACTATCCTTGGTTGGGGCGTCATACTCCGTTCGAATTGTTCTTTCAGAGTAAGCAATCTCGATTTTGGTTTCTTTTCATACTGGAAAACCACGGGGTCGTTTGTGAAAACACAATACGACGCTGCGTCGTAAATATGCGACTTAGCATAATCAATCGTCTTCATACCAGGTCTATATGCAATTTCCAACGGGTCGCCGTTCTTATCAAACCCCAATAACTTGCACGCGTGTATCAAATGAACACACGACGGATCAACCAGTATATGCCGTTTACCGTCTATGCCCTTGACGTGATTGTCAAAGTTTGCCACACGGTTGCTGACACTCGGGTTTTGTTTTGGCACATTAAATCTATGCGGTATCTTACTTTTCATAAGAACGTTCTGTATAATCGCATAGTTAGAGTATTCGGATTGCGACGACCTGTTGCGCCCAGATGCGTCGCCGTTGATTATAACCATCTGGTTGTTGTATTTTTGTCTATACAACCGCACAAACGCTTCCGCCACATCAAGTGTCGGACACGACTGCATAACAATTTCGTCGCTGAAATAAAAATCGTGGTCGCCGTTCCAGTGGCATATAACCGAACACTGCGGGTTGTAGTTAAAGTCCAGCGACCAGTATATTTTGTCGCTTTTCCGTCCAATCCCGACATTTTCAACCACAGACCACGACTTGACAACCGGCTCTTCAACCGAAGAACGCAACTTGCCAAGGTAAATACGTTTCCAGTCGTCGGGGCGGTTCTTCCGCATCAGTTCAATTTCGGTCTTAATCGCGTCAGGCAAATCAAACGGGTTATAGCGATAATCCTTGTAGCAATAGAACGTGTCCTCGCGTCGTGGGGCGTTCTCGCCAAATACCTGATACACAATGTCCGACTCTTCGTCAGGGTTGCCACTGATAATGATAAACGACCCGACCTTACGAATAGTCGGGAACAGCGACTCCCAAGATGTCGCTGACAGCGACTGTCCTTCTTCAATCCAGCAAATATCAATGTTCGTCAATGAACGGATGTTGTTTTGGTTGGTATCTCGCAACCCCTTAAAAATAAACTCGGTGCCATTTGGTCCGATAATCGTTTCGCGGTAAATCGTATATGGCAACCCGTTTTCTCGTATGCAATCGCACAACTGCGTATAAACAGAATCGCGTATCGAGTTCTGCGTTTCACGCACACAAACAATACGCATCGACCGCATCAGCCCAGCAACCAGCAACGCAGCACTAATATTTGTCGATTTCGCCAACCCCATACGACCAGATAAATACACTATATTCCGATACTTATAGTGAAAGACGTTCTCAATAATGACGCGATAATCGTCAATTATCTTCATATCTCCGTCCTTTCCTTCGACGCGCCGTTGGCGCGGGGCTTTGCAAGGTTATCAGCCCCACCAGACTCTTCGTCCAGTATTTCGGGCCCCAACCCTGTAATCGGATCCCCAGCAGAACCAAAAAACTCAACCTGCAACTTAAACTCGGAATCCACACCACCATTCCGCTCATTCAAGAACTTCGATTTCCCAACCAGCCCCTGTATCGCCTTGGTCGCTGCATCCAGTGCGTCTCGACCCGCCTTGTCCTGCTTGTCCAGCGCATCAAACATCTGCCGTTCCAACTTGTTCAGCATAGTCGCCTCGTCAAGTCGCTGTATCTCATCAAGCCACTTGCCCTGCCCACCAGCAGTCATAAGCCGGCAAAACTGGTTCCACCCATACAAGTCCAGTTCCCGAAACTCCCCTGTAAAATAACCACGCATCGCATCCCCAACCTGCGAGTCGTCGTCCATCATATCAGCAAACCGCCTGTGATACTTGTCCGTCAGCAGTATCGCTGCATTGTAATACGCCTTTCCATCCATATCTTTTTTCCCCTGATGCCTATACATTACCATAAACACAATACTCAAGTCAAGTACAAATTTATTACCACTTGACAAAAAACACAAATAGTGTAGAAAACCCCAAAATCTCACGCAGGTGTAAAGGAGACCTACAAAAAAAACAGACACCGCCCTCACCCCCCCCTAGGGCACGCACGCCGGGTCGCACATCGCCTGGATCAGCCGCGCGCGCCAGGGTCAATATATAGTGCGAACGGGGTAAAACTATACATAATATAAATTATGCGCCTTTGTATATACCTATATATAGTACCGTTTGGATTTTATCCCGGCAGGCAATGATTCACAACAAGCCCCGGCAACGCATCCCAGGAATAAAAACTTGACAAAAAAAGCAACCGCGCGCCAATAAATTTTGGCATTTTTTTGGCAATCCGCAGAAAACCACCACTTTTAACCCATTTAACCGATAGCAAAAAAAAATTTAACCGATTCGCAACAACGGCAACACCACAGAAAACTTGATTTTTTAACCGATTTAACCTATTTAACCAATAAAAATTTAGCATATAAATAAAAAAAATATATATATAATAAATAGAATTGTGTTTTTATCGGTTAAATCGGTTAAATTGGTAAAAAAAACCAAAAAACTGGGGGGGGTGGTAGTTTTTGGATGCGGGGTATTTTTTAATCAAATCGGTAAAATTTCACCCGAAGGGGCAAAAAAACTTTTTCGTATTTGTATTTGTTTTTCGTGTGTTTTTTTTCGTGCGTGTTTTTTATTTGTATTTTTTAATTTTTTTTATTATTTTTTTCTTGACTTGTTATTTTATTTGCCTTATAATAAGGTTGTATCAAAAAAGAACAACGGTCGCGGGGCAAGTAAAAACTTGACAAACGGCACAACAAAAAAGGATAAAAAAATGCAAATCACAGAAAGAGTCAATCTTTACAACAAGCCGGTTTTTATTTTGTCGGCAACCGATGATATAACAAAAAACGCAATCAATAGTTTTTACCGCCCGTGGTTAGAACAATTAAAAGAACACGCGGACAAAGGCGGATGGTTTTATACTTATAGTACAAACGAACAAATAAACGGATTCGTAAAAGTTTACGCAAGCAAAGACGTTTTTGCAATTGACGCCAAAGTTAGACAACAAGGTATAGACACTTTATACAACCAAATTTGGCGCGCTAGTGACATTCAAATTCGCAACGCAAAGCGCAAAGGGTATATTGAAATAATATAATAATAATTCCCTGGGTAAATCCCAGGGAAAAACAAAGGATATAAAGATGCAAAAAAATTATAAAAAAATTAAGAAAAACGGCAAAAATTATATTGTGTTTGATAAAATGCAAGCAATAGCAAATATATACGAATACAATAAAAAACTAGGTGCAAATTATTAAAAAGGGGGGCAACTATGGCATCAAGGGAATATTTCAGAAACTATAAACGCATACAACGCGCAACGGCGGCCGGATTTAATGCAAAATTGGCCTTGTATGTATATGAAACAATGAAGGCGCGCGGGATTTATGAATACGAGGCCCGCATGGCGGTGCTATCTGCTGCGCGTGATGGTTTATTCGGACAAATTCAAAGATAAAAAGGGGGACAAAATGGAATTTGTGGAAAATTTGGCGGTTGTGTGTTTTTTGTGTGTTGCGGGGTGCGTTTTTATGGCTGGATGCGCGGGGTTGTGTGCTTTGCTGAGCAAAATCGCCCCGGCATGGTTGCGGGATTCGTTCCTGGGTTCGGTGTTCGGGCTTGATCCAGATCCAGAACCGGGCGAAATAACCGCGGCGGACGTGTTAAACTGGAACGCGCGAAATATACCGGCAAATGATGAATAAAACGCGCCACAGGGCAAAAAAACGCGAAACAAAAGGGGCAAATATGAAGCCGGAAATAATCAAAGGACAATGGCGCATCGTGTATGATGGACATTTTGACTGGGTAAGGCGTGCCGGACTGGCGGGGAAACTTGCGAGCGATTTAGTGTTTAGTTCCTGGGCGGATGCGATGTCATACCTGGACAAATGCGCGTCATAAAAAAATTTTTGGTTGCAGTTGGACAAATCAAAAAAAGATGTGTTATTATAACAAACGAACAGAACAAAAAAGGAGTATAAAAATGTTCAAAATAACAAACGGCGGTTTATTAAAACGCGAAACAACTTGGAACGGGCTTATATTCGGAAGTCCAAAGTCCGGGAAAACATCCCTGGCGGCGTCTTTTTCAAAACCTATTTTAATTGACTTGGACCACGGCGCGCACCGCGTCGCAAGTAAAAACCGCGCCGGGCTCGATGTGGCGGCGGTTGAAAATTGGGCGGACTTTGAAGCCCTTTGCGCTGATGATGCCTTAAAAGATTATAAAACAATCGTTGTCGATACTTTTGGGGCTGCGGTTGATATGATTATACGCGACAAATTCGGCGGCATAATGAACCCTGCCAAATGGGGGACTGTTAAAAGCGACATTATGCGCGTTGCTAGTCAATTAAAAATGACCGGGCGCAGTGTTTTATGGTTGGCGCACGAATCCGAAGACAAAAGCGACGACAAGATTATCAAGCGCCCACAGTGCCAAGGCAAGGCAAAAGACGAACTGATGAAAATGCTTGACTTTATCGGCCACACCACAAAACAGGGTAACGATTTTGTTCTGGAATTTGGCGGCGATGATTCAATTTATGTTGGAAATACCTTTGGATTCAAAAATCGCTATGTGTTGCCTGATATTCGTGTTGAAAATAATACCTTCGGGCGTGATGTGATTGAAACACAGATTGCGGACTTTTTGGCAAGCGAAGAAGAACAGAACAACGCACTGGCGGAAAAGATGGCGGAATGTCGCGAACTGATTGCCAATGCAACCAGCGCAGACGACTTTACAAAAGCGCTGACCGCGATTACAGGCGCAGAATTGACCCAGGGCGCGATTTTGAAATTAAAGCACGAACTGGCGGACAAAGCGACCGAATGTGGTTGTGCGTGGAATAAAGACGCAAAAGCGTTTGAGAAACAATCAGAACCAAAGGCGGAATAAGATGCACATACTGGGAATAATTATTGGACTGGCTTTTTTGGGCGTATTAAAATAAGGGGGCAAATATGTTTTGGACAAATGTTTTACTGGTTATAATAATTATAGAATTGTACGCATTAGGTTCAAATTAAAGGGGGCTGATATGTTTTGGTTATATTTTATGCTTGGCGTAATTATTTTTGAACTGTATTTATTATGTAATAAATAAAGGGCAAACAATGGCATTTATAATAACACCATCTTTATACAATTCGTGGCTGTTCTATACCAAACCGCTTTTTGACCGCACAGATGAGCAGGAAGCGGAAGCGCGGGCCGAATTTATTGACACCCTGCGCAAGGTTAGAAAGCCCGACACAATGGAACAGGAACGGGGACATATATTTGAGAACACAATCGAATATCTTGCTACTGGCAAATGCGATCCTAAATACATTGTGCTTGACGGCGAATCTGATGAATTTGCTTGTGCAAAAAACATTGCTGGTAAATGCGCTGACGGTGTATTCCAGGAACGCGACGGGCGTGAATTGCCGTCCGGGAACTACATCTACGGCGTTGCTGATTGTATCCTGCCAACAACGATTATTGACTTTAAGCGTGTTAGTAACTACGATATGGGGAAATATCAGCAGTCAATTCAGCACCTTGCGTATATGTATATCTGGGAATCAAAGCGATTTGATTACCTTGCGTGCGATGGCAGCGACCAACCGTTCGACGAAACTTATACTTGGACGGATGATTCGTTAGGTATGCTGGAAAGCCGTATTGCGTTGATGTGTTCGTCTATCTGTGGCGACCCCGAATTGCGCGAGATATTTGAGCAGAATTGGAAGTATAAATAATGAGATTGGGCTGAATGTGGTAATATGTGAATTGGATTCCGCCGGTAATCCGCCCAAAACCGGCAATATTATGGGGTGGGTCAAGTTCAGAAAAGGTACCTGCGTCTGAGTCGTCAAAGGGTGCGGTAAAACTCCGCCACCTACCCCACCAAGATTAAAGGATGCAATAATGATTAGATACCGCGCTACATTATATATAGACAAAGAAAAAACACCAAGTGCATTTGTTAGTAGCCCTGTAAGAGAAGACGCGCTTGGACAAATTATTCAATATATATACACTATGACAGACGAAAACACAAAGTCTTTTCGAGTTGAACTAAGACTCGCCAATGTAAAAGAAAAGGAGAATCAATGAATTTACCCGACGCATTATTGAACGCAAAGAAGTATATCCACGAACCAAAATATTCACAGAAAGACCGTATGTGGTATTACGAAAAATATGTAAAGGGTCGGTGGACTGCGTATTGCTTTATTACGGAAGAAGCGTGTTGGGAAGAGTTTTATAAACAATTCCGAGCAATAAAAGAATCTTTGATGGCAGGCAACGAAAGGAGTAAATAATGGACAATCATACCGCAATATTAAAAGCACAGGAAATGTTAAAGTTTCCGATTAAGGACGCACAACTGGCCGAGTGGGTAGTAGAATACCGTAGTGGAAAACACTGGGTAAAACAGACGTTCGTATCGGACGAAGCGGCGTATGTGTTTTATTACACGAAACTTGGGGAATTCAAGGCACAAATAATGACACAAAGGGGAAAAGCAAAATGATTAAAAGATTACCGTTTGAATTACAACGTATGCCAGTAATACAAGATAAGGTTAACGAGATTATCGATTGGATAAATCGCCATGAACATAAAACTCGTGCCGAAAATGTGCAACCAGCCCCCGAAACTCGTCCGGTAAATGTGTCAGAACTTGCCTACCTGCAAAAAGAAAACAGCGACCTGAAAGACGAAGTGGAATTGTTGCAGAAGAAACTGGATATAGCGATTGATGCGTTGGATTGTATTGTTAACGGTAATTGTCATATGCGTAATACTGCGAAACGCGCATTAGACCAAATCAAAGGCGGTAACAATGAATAAATCTATTTGGCATACAGCAGGTTTTCACGAAGCCATTGACGATAAACTAAAAGTAAGCAGAGATGGTAAAATGGTTTATTGGACAATGTATGGATGGAACATACCGGGCGATGATGCACACGATATTGGTTGTGAGTGGTGCTATTTAACGGATTTGCTTGCCCTTGAAACAGAAAACAAAAAACTTCGGCAGGCATTACAAAGCATTTATAATTACACAAAAATCGTAAGCGGCGAACTTGCTAAAAACTGCCTTGGACAATTCCAGAAACCAATATCAAAGATTGGCGATATGGCACATATTGCATTAAAACAAGCAGAACAAAAGGATAAGTGATGACAGTTTACCCGATTAGTCCGATTCAGACAAAGTACGAATACAAAGTCCGAAACCATAAATGTTTTTCGCTAGATGAAGTAGCGGAATATATTGACTCAACAAAGGGAACTATACAAGGCAGATTCTATCGTAACAAAACAAATGAAATAGAAATAAACGGAATAAAAATTAAACGCAAATTACTAGAACAAAAGGATAACTAATGGATGAAAAAATAGCAGCAATTATAGTGCTAAGTTTTACGGTTTTGATGTATGCGTTTGGCGGTATTGAATCCAAATATGCTTGCCAAGCCGAAAAACAACAAATACAAATGCTTCTTGAACAAAAGGATGTAAAATGAGTGATATGAAATGTCCGTTCTGTCAGCAGGAATTAGACCAAAGCAACCCACAATCTATCGAATGCAGAAATGATTCTTGCAAAAAAACATATTTTATGTATGGAAGTGCAGAGTTATGGCAAGAACTTATACGCACAAAGAAACAACTGGGAATTGTAACAAAGGCACTTGAAGAAATATGGTCTGCGTGCGACCACACAGACGACACTTGGACGGGTTCGGTTGTCAAACACACCATCGAACAAATAACAGCACTAGAACAAAAGGATTAACAATGACAGTAAAATGGCACACAAGGCACGAGTGGAAAACAAAACCTGGGTTGAGAGAAGATTGCGTAATTATTCTGTTGCCAGAACCACATAAAACTTGGTCACAAGCCCTTGAAGTTCGTGAAGACCAAGAAGATATACCAAGATGTTGGCGATGGGCAAAATTATACCAGATTGTAGATTTTGCAGCACGCAGAACATTAAAAGATATACAAGGGTATGAAATATAACAACACTAGAACAAAAGGATAAATAATGGAAAATTCAAGATTTAAGTTTAGAGTGTTTGATAAAGAAACAGGGAAATACTACAAATCAAGAATAAATAAGTGTTCTGGTCGCACATTATATCAACATCCCAGCAGTGGTCATTGTCAATGGGTGACAATATCAACCCTTTTTGCGAAACTAGAACAAGATGAAAAAATATACACACGCACAGGTGTAGAACCCGACACGATAATTGAACAATGTACAGGTCTAAAAGACAAAAACGGAAAACTGATTTATGAAGGGGATATTGTTATAGGTAGAAAAGAAATTGTCGTTTGTGAATTAAAAGAATATAAAGATGTTGTGAAATATAAAGACGGGGCATATTTCCCATTTAATTGGACAGGCATATATAACCCAGAGAAATTTGAAATCATTGGCAACATACACGAACAAGCAGAACAAAAGGATGTAAAATGAAATACATTTGGCTTGGGATTAAAGATTACATAAAAGATAAACGACACGACCATTATGTTTATAAATTGTTTTGCATATACCGGCGCCCGATGTATTTTACGCCCGCAGAAGACGATGAAATGCTATTGCCAATATGCGAATGGCGAGAAGGTTCTGTTTGGCACTATATTCGTCAACGCAAAATAGGAAATAAAGTAAAAAAGGAACAACAATGAACGAAAATATGAGAATTTGCCTTGAATGGTTGTTTTCTGAAGATACGGGTGTATCCAGCAAAACAATGTGCGCAGCATATTTAAGAATAAAACCAACTATGATGACATCCGTTCCTTATGATTCTGCCGACTTTGGCCGGTGTTATAGATTCTTAAAACGGTTCCCGAACCCGAAAGGTGTGGCAGAACACATTTGGTATGAATTACAAAACAATCCAGTTTGGGCAGAAATTGGTAAAAACTGGGATAAACTTGTTGATTTATATGAAAAAGAAAAATACAAAGAAGTTTATGAATTATTGTCAGAACTTCGTGAAAATGCAAGAAAACAGCCGACAGAACAAAAGGATTAAGTGATGATTCGTTGGCACGCAGAATTACATATTGGAAAAGAAAGAACTTGTCCTACCGTTTCAGATGCTATTTATTCAAGCATAAACAAAGACGAAGCAATCAGCGGTATTTTACAATATATTGCCACAATGGTTGAACCAGATGAACCGTTTAAGATTGTTGTAAAACCTATAAATATAAAGGAAACGAAATGAATCTTGAACGAACAAAAAGGAAAGGAAATGATAGAAAGTTGGGAAGAACCATTTCAAACCAAATCAGGCATTTGGGAATTACATATCAAAGTTCGTGGGGAGTATGAAATATATACCCAAATCGTAACTTTTGAAACACTGAAATCTGCCCAAAATTATATCGGATACCTTGAATTAGCAAAGAAACAAAGGAGCAAATGATGGGCGACATGTTTAGAAAAGCATATGATGACGCCGAAAAACAGTTGTCAAACGAAGACTTACAAAAATTAAATCACTGGTCTGAAAAGCGCAGATTATGTAAAAGTCCTCACTGTGGGGAACGGTGCGTTATTGAACCCGAAGAAAAGGAGAGAAAAAATGAAACAACTAACAATACCATTTAAGTCAAAAACCGTCCCACGCTATATTGTTGTGCGCACATCGTCTATTCGGTCTTGGTCGCGCAAAAACCCAGAATATGATTGGGCGGAAGAAGACAAAATTACAGAACTTGTTAAAAAAGGCGTTTATTAATTAAATAAAAATTGACTTTTAAGTTTTCGCTAGTATTATATAAATAATCGCATTCAAGGAAAGGGGAATCGCAGTGAAGAAAATCTTAATATCAGACCAAAAACACGCAAGGGACAACACCCAGTATTTCTATCCGTATATCGTTATCTCACGCAAAGACATCGCCGATACCAACGTCAACGAAGTATCTGATGTGTTGCTTGACGGCACCGACACCGAAATACTTGATGTGTTCACAAAGGCAACAAAGGCATACTTGCCAAACTCTATTGACTTTTTGGCAGATGTTGATACAATAAATGGAGCACTGGCACAACGCGTGTCTTATGAAACGCCACGCCCTGCTTTTAATATTGACGACAATTACATCACGGGGGACTCCCTTTCCAACTGTCCCCCACCCTTTAATGAAGACGATTATGTCCAAAACGAGATACCGCTTTCAGAACAAATTACAATATTGCAACCAATGATTGATGGCAAAAAAGTTGGGGCTGGCTCAATAGCCGAATTGACAGAGCAACTGATAGACCTTTGCCAAAACAACGACTTATTTGCACGCGATACAATCACAGGGCTTTACAGAACGGTTTTTGCACGCAAACCGCTGATACCCGAACACCAAGCGGAAACTATCTTTGAAACACACTTTTGTGACAAACTGGCGATAAAAACAACCGCCTTTTCAACCGATAAAACTACTGGTGAAACCGTTAAAAGCACCAAATACCGTGATATTCGTCCGCAAGAATTAAAATTATTATGGCGAAACATCGGGTTGTATTCTACTTTCAATTCGCGTAAAGAGTTCTTTGATTCAATACCGGAATGGGACGGCGAAGAACGCATTGGAACATTTATGAAAAAATATTTTGAGTGCGATACAAACCCAAACTTTTTCTTGCTGTTGATGACAAGTATTGTTGCAAAGTTTTCGCCACGCAACGACTATTGCCCATATTTCTTCGATATCGTGTCCAAATCCAAGGGTATCGGCAAATCGTTTTTGTGCCGTCGCCTGATACCAAGCAAATATTGCGGGTTTTTAACTATGGCAACGCGTAGCAAAGACGACTTTTATGTAAACGCATACGACGGCAACAACGTGATTGTGGTTGACGATGAATGCACCTGGGTTGGTAAAGGGGTTGGGAAGATAGATATGGAACAGTTCAAAACCTTGGTGACAAACCCACAGGACAAGTTCTCGCGTAAGTTTCAAGATCCAGAATTGCACGATAGGTCGTTCATCATTGTCCGCACTTGCAACGATGTCAATCAGGTGTATGCCACAAATGAACGCAGACAGATTATCTTTGAGTGCCACTTGAAAGAGCAAGAATGTCGTATAAAGTCCGAAGACCTGCCCGATTCGTTTTTTGAGCAAATGCTGGCAGAAGCCAAGGCGTATTATATCAAAAACGGTGGCATTTACAAACTGACTGACGACGACAAACTTGAAGTCAAGGAAAATAACCTTAATAACTATAATTGGGAAACACCTGAAAACTATATTATTTTGGGATATATTCAAGCCGTACGCCAAGAACCAGACAAATGGGGTGTTAAACCTGTGGCACAAAAGTTTCATAACAGACGATGGGGAAGCCATAAAAATTATTGCGAGTATTGCGATATGCGGCACAAAATTCCACTGCAAAGCCGTGCGTTTTGGCGGGCTGTTTCTGCCTTGTGCGAATTACCCGAAACCTGTGCTGATGTTATTTCAGACCAAAAATATGCACTTGAAGACGGCGGACACGCACGCATATTTGCAGTGAACCCCCTGCCACTGACAGCCGAAGAACAAGCGATTGCAGATACAGAAGATATGCCGTATTAAAGGTGTGCAAATGATGAAAAAGATTTATGAAACTTTACACATAAACGATGAGTGTTATACACCCGATTATGCTGTTCGCCCGTTATTAAAATACTTAGAAAGATTTAAGGGCAAAACAATCTGGTGTCCATTTGATACAGAAGAAAGCGAATATGTAAAACTATTGCAAGCAGACGGACATAAAGTGATTTATTCGCATAAAGACGATGGGCAAAACTTTTACGATTTTGGCGATGGTTTGTTTGCACAGGCTGTGCCAGATTTTGATTTAATCGTAAGTAATCCACCGTTTCACAACAAAGCAATGTTAGTTGAAAAAATTATATCACTAGGCAAGCCGTTCGCATTACTGTTGCCAATGACTTGGCTTAATGATTCTGCACCATACCGACTGTTTTCTAGGGGGGGGGTAGAACTAATGTTGTTTGATAGACGCGTCCGTTTTAAGAATTGTGGCAATCAACCAAGTTTTGGTGTTGGCTATTACTGCCGTGGAGTATTGCCAGAAAAGATAGTGTTTGAAAGTTTAGGAGCATAAAAATGAAACACAAGTGGAATAAAGCATATGATATGCGGGCTATACCATCATCAGACTTCTTTTTTACAATAATCAGATTTAGCACAGATGAAAACTATCGTCCTTGTTATTTATGGCGATGGACGGATAGTAAAGAAGAGTTTTTGAAAGCAAGCAAAAAGAGCAGAAAGAAATAGGAGAAAAAAATGAAACTAACACTGAAACGCAACTTTAAGGGTGCCGACTACACTATCGGCAAACTCTACATCGACGGGCATTACTTCTGCGACACACTGGAAGACACTGTCCGCAAAGTAAAAATTGCCGGTAAAACTGCAATCCCTGCCGGAACGTATAAAGTAAAAAAAACGATGTCACCAAGATTCCAAAAGATTCTTCCAGAAATACTAAATGTGCCGAACTTTACTGGTGTACGAATCCACTCGGGCAACACAGCCGCCGACACCGACGGATGTTTATTGCTTGGACTTAACAAGGTAAAAGGGCAGGTTTTGTATAGTAAAGACGCTATGGCTTTCTTTATGGATAGAACGCCTGATGAATTTGAAATAACCATTGAATAAAAAAATTTTTTACAAGTTGGACAAATCGCAAAAAACTATGTTATACTACAATCGTTCAAAAGAACAAAACAAAGGAAACTATTATGAAAACAACTGAAACACAAATTAAAGTATTAAGCAAAAACTTACGCAAAGGCACAACAAACGACGGTCGTGCTTGGGAACGCACCGAATATGTCGTCTGCGAAACCACAGAACGTGAAGACGGTTCTATCGTTGAAACAACATTGGAAACAACTGCTTCTGGTATATTGGGCGAATTAGAAGTTGGCGCAACCTACAACGCTGTGATTTACATCTCTTCTCGTGAATACGATAAAGACGGCAAGAAAATGTATTTCCCGTCTTTCCGCATTACACGTGCTGACAAGGTTGCTGGCGGTGTAAAAACCGAAGGCGAACAGAAACTGGCGGAAGCGGTATCAGACGATATACCTTTTAATGAAGTCCCGTAGTCAAGGGGGACTTATAAAAATACCTTGACTAAACAGAAAATTAAAGGACGGTAATTATGGACTACGTAATAACAGCGAAAGAAGTTTCGGAAATTATGCGTGTGTCCACTGCGACGGTGCGGAATATGGTAAAACAAAACCGTTTTCCGTTCCGTTGCCTGAAAATTGGCACAGCGTACAGGTTCCCAAAGCAAGAAGTAATGGAGTATATAAATGGTAAACAAACAGAACAACAAAACAATGATTGATTTGTTATTTGATTATACAAACAGACGGTTTGACATACAAGACACATATTTTGAATCTTGCTATAAAGGTTTACGCAATATGACGATGTGGTTGTGGATAATTTTGTTTGTGTTTTGTATGGCAAGTAATTTTATTCTAATCCACGACATTGGTAAATTGCACCATCGCATTGCAGTAATTGAACAAACTTGGAGCGAATAATGAAAACCGCGGCACAAATTGAAACTATTATCGTAAAACTACACAAAGACCTTGAAGATATACGTGCACGCATTGACGATATACGCACTTGGGCAAATGCGGGGAACTTTATGCAGAACCAAGAATTTTTTGTTCAACAGATGAAATACCTTGAAGACCTGCAAAAACAAGAATGGCAAGCGGAATATCGTATCAGGGCATACGAATATGTGCTTGAAAAAGAAAAAGAATAAGAATATAATAGAATTGTTGGGGGCAAACTTATCATAATTGACTTTTCCTTCTGTTCGACTGTCCTTTATGTTGTAAGTTCTCCTTTTTTGATACACCTCGCCTGCATACCGAGTAGCCCCCAAAGTATGCAGAACTTTATGGCGGTGGGGCCCCTCCTACATTCTTTTTCTTAAGCCCCCACCGCCACCAGATTTTGAAAGGAAAGGCGATGAATTTGAATCTAATAAATCTTGACTGCACAGAATGGAGCCGAAGCGATTGGCAAGACGCATACGCGCAGTATTGCAAAAACAATATGTATGGCCCCAAGACTAAAAAAGAATATTACGATTTTGTTAATGAACGCTATAAACGGCTCAGAGAACACGCAGAAACGCCATCACGGGAATTCCTGGACAATCACACCCGCGGGTGGCGAAACGCGGTTCGGTGGGCAAAAAAACACGGTTGTGATATGAATGGACGGTTGCGGTCTGATATTGCCCGCGAACAACGCGATAACGACGCATTGGAAATAGCACGACGCGCGGGAGATATTGCGTGGGACACACAACAGCGGTTGGATTATTTAATTGAGAGAGTGAGAAAGTGACAGATTTACCAACAATTATTATTGACACACGCGAGAAAGACCCGTTGCCGTTTGACGACCTGCATATCGCCGGCGTAAAATCTCTCCCCAGTGAACGCGGAACCCTGCACACTGGGGATTATGCTATCAAGGGGCTGGAAACCGTTGCCTGCTGGGAACGGAAAGCAATGGGCGACCTGTATGGCACCGTTGTTGGCGACCACGCACGTTTCAAGCGGGAATTAGAACGTATGCGTGATTACAAATACAAATGGCTCGTTATCGAATGCAGACCGTCAGATTTCGCACAGTATGTCAATCAGTGGCGGTCTTGGGAGAAATTCAATACAGTAATCTGCTCGCTTTGCAAGTGGGGCGCGGAATACGGTTTGCGTGTCAAGTGGTGCAAAAACCGTGATGTCGCCACAGACTACATTGCTCGGTGCGCTTTGGCTGTGTGGAAATCAGAAAGGAAAGGAGAGCAAAAAAATGAACGAAAAAGACAGGATAAAACTACGTAAAGTTGGGTATTCTTATCACCCAGACTTCATAGAAGATCCAACGGAACCACGAGGATATAGAATTCTAGACACAGGCAGGTGGGTTGTTGAATGGGATGTTTCCCCTTATCACACACTTGGAATACTAACAAGACGAGAACATTTTAGCCGTTCTTTTTTAACCGAAGAAGAAGCAATTGAGTTTGAAAAAAAACTAATACACGGTGTTGATAGGCATGGATACTGCATCACTATGAGTAAGAACAAGCAATTTTATCTAAACAAAGATTAAATTGATTTTGCCAAAAAACTGCCAAAACTTCGCCAAGATTTCTTATATATAAAAATATTACAATTCCTATGTATAAAACCATAGGAGTTTTTTATGAATCCATATAATAACTATCCTTATCAGCCTTATGCGCCACAACCGCAGGCTATGCCAATCCAACATCTTCCACAACAGATTGAACCCAAGATTGTGACTTATACCGTTGAATCTGCGGAACAATTATCAACGATAAACCCAATGCCGAATACTATTTATCTGGGGTTGAATCACAGAGATGGCAAGATTTTCCTGCGCCGTATGAATAATGACGGACTTATGGAAACCAAGACATATGTTTTAACAGGCGAACAGACCAAAAAAACTGATACGCAAGAGATACTGGGTCGCCTTGAAAACATAGAGAAAAAGTTAAACATAGGGGGCGGCAATGAATCCACAAATGTTGCTTAATATGTTTATGCAAGGGAAATTCGCAAATCACCCACTGATGGCGACCGTTAATCAAATGATGGCGGGGAAAACACCGGAACAACAGCGCGAAACAATACGCAATGTTGCCCGTTCTCGTGGGTTTGACTTAAATCAACTTCCCCCAGAACTTCGTAGTTTATTGGGGTGATTTAACAACCAAAAGGAAAAACTATGGCAGAAAACACACCTATGACACCTGCTGATATGAGCGCGGTGTTAGGCAACCGTTGGGGCTATCCTTACGGTGGCAGTGGTTTCGGTTTTGGTGGTGGCGACGGCGGTCTGTTCGCAATCTTGCTTATCGTCTTGTTAATGGGCGGTGGCAATGCTTGGGGATTTGGCAACCGTGGTCAATTCGGAACCGAAGCAATACAAAACCAAATGCAACAGGGCTTTGATAACCAAAACACAATGGCTAACCAAAGAGAAATCTTGGCGGCAGTCAATCAAAACTTCCACGATAACTTAAATGTTATCCAGGACAAGTATGGCGAATTGACACGCGACATTTACGGGGTTTCTGGACAGGTAGCACAAGTGTTGGCTAACCAAAATGCGTGTTGCTGCGATACCAAGATGTTGATACAGGAAACATCTGCACAAAACCGTTATGATGCGTTGAAAAACACAAACGACATCAATGCTGTCACAATCGGTCAGACGCAGAAAATCTTGGATGCAATCTCTACAAACAAGATTGAAGCGTTGCAAGGCCGTATCAATCAACTTGAATTGAACAACGCGGTTGCTGGCGTCGTGCGTTATCCGACGGCAACGACTTACACATCGGGTATGTCCCCGTTCTGTAATTGCAATTCTTGTGGTTGCGGATTCTAAACCAATCGGGCAGGGTTCCCTTTCTTGCCCTGCCCTTGAACCTTAGGAGTTTGAAAATGTCTTGTAATTGTGAATTTTTACACAGAGCAACGAACCTGACAACCGGGGGGTTGCTCACAGTTAGTAATAGTAATAACATCGCCAACCTTACACCGTTTAACTTGGTAATTTGTTTGAACCCCAATGCAGTAATATTGGGTGCGCCAGTAAATTATACTATCACTGTAAACGGAACAGATGTTGCTTTGTTAAACCGATTCGGTTTGCCAATTAGCACCGACCACTTGCAATCCCGGAAAATGTATCGTGGATATTACATAGTGCCAGCGACAGGCGACCCGTATGTGATTCTGTTAAACACCCCTTGTAACCCAGCGTATGCGTTGTCTAGTGCATCGGTAGCGGTGGCAAGTGATACAACCACAGGAGATTAAAATATGACACACGAAGAAAAAATGGCGATGAGAAAAGCAATTTATGAACACTTAAATATTCTGTTAAACAAAGTCCATAAAATGTTCTCATCATCTAACGAACTTACTGTTCAACAAATGATTGACGCTAGCGACATTCTTAAAGATATAAGTAAAGCAGATTCTGCTATGTCAAAGAGTTGTTATTACGACAGTATGCGTGGCACATCTGACGATAAAAAATACTAAAACAAGGGGCTGGGTTTTATGCCAGCCCTGAAAGGAAAAATCAATGAAAAAAATTCATATATTATTATGAATGATTTATGTTTTCTTGTCAAGAAAAAAACTGTTGATTTTTATATTTGATTTTTGGTATAATGGGGCAGGAGATGAAGAAACAAGTGTGCGCTCAATTTGATATTCTTAAAAAGATACGCAAAAAAGGCAAGGTAAATGGCTATGACATTGAACTTGCCGAAGCGCAGGCCAAAGATTATATTGCTATGAAAAACCGTCTTGATAATATAGAAGCCGATGTTGCTTCGATTAAAACAGAACAAGCAGTACAAGGTGGAAAGTTAGATTTAATCATACAAAGGTTGAATAGCCCCGTTGAAAAAGAACGGTTAGACGGGCAAAAATGGAATCTTCTTACAAGTATAGCAAAACATAAATCAGCGTGGATTATACTTATTATCTTTTTAATTTCTATTGCTTTATCGGGCGAAAAGATAGCACGTATAATTGAAAAACTTATATAAAGGAGTAAAAAATGAACTGGTTGCTTGAAAACTGGGAAACAATCTTCGCAATTTGGGGCATGATTGTGACTTTCTGCACAATGATTGTAAAATTGACCCCGACACAAAAAGACGATACTTTCTTGGCCAAGGTTGTGAAGTGGGCCGACGTATTTTCAATTGTGTTTACCAAAGAAGACGCAAAGGTTATTGCTGACGCAATGAAAAAGAAAAAATAATGAAAACAAAACAGTGGAAAAAATTATACGGGCATACGATTAGTTTCGTGTGCCCTTATTGCTTAAAAACGGTTCCGCTGGCCGAGGCGACCAAGGAACATGAACCGCCAAAGTCACGGCAAAAAGAACTTGGGCCTAGCAAGATTCTCCTTGTTTGCAAAAAATGTAATAATGAAAAGGGCGCCTTGACTCTTGATGAATATCGTGAATGGAAACGGCTTAATGCAATTAGAACTGGAAGAGAATTACGATGAAACTAACAAAGACCTATTTATATAACATGTATGTTGGAAATTTTTATCAGTTTAGAGTCTTTAAAGTCGTCGACGCTCATAAACAAGTTTATTATATTGGTGACCCCGTGGCACGCGGGGTTACTAAATTGGCAGATACGATTGAAGAATTGCGGAAAAAATTAGAGTCAGAAGTTTATTTTTTAAACAAATATTACTGCAAATAACTTGTGTAATCTTTGCCCTTGTATAAATGCGTTGCATAGAACCTATCAAGCCCACGCGCCAAATACGACACAAACTGCCAATAAGAGATGTTTATCCCATAGGTCTTTTTAAGATATTCCACACCCGCGAACCCACCTTTGCGCACGATACAGGCAGATAATAAAACTTCTTTTTCTGGCGATGGAATTTCATATTCTTCGACTAAGTGCTTTGCCAATGGCACTGGCAAGTGTTTTAGATAAATCTTTGTTGCACGGCGGGTGTCTTTCATAGATTTACTCTTTGTTTGCCGTTGATAAGCATTGACAGGCGGGAATTTTCAGGTCTATGAAATTTGACTTTTGCGCCACTGCCTATCAACATTTTAAGCCGACCTTGTGAATCGTGTGGCAAAAACAATTCCACATTGTCAAATCTACCATTGTTGATTCTTTGATGTACAGCCATTTATTATCCTTGCACTTGCAATACTTCACTATGTGTGTTATAATCGGCTTCTAACAATATGCTACTATCTCTGTAAGCCAAAACAACCAAACCTATAACAGAAGCAACCAACAACACCGCCAAAACTTTCGTTGCCTGTTTCCACGGCTTCGCAAATTCACGCCCCAATTCAACCAGTTTTTCTAAATCCCGCATTTTATTCCCCTGTTTTAATCCAAAGTTTTAACCCGTCTTGCTTTGTAAAGGTTATTTCATTGGTAGTAATACCTACGGTCGGTTTTTCTGCGGAAATCATAAACCGACAGTGACCTTTAACCGCAATATGATAGGTCTTGCCGACTTCCATTTCCTGCGGCATCAAAAGTTCCAAATCTGCCCACTCACCCTTTGTATAAATCTGCATCGGTTCTGGTTCGGGTTCTGACACGGGTTCTTCAACCACTGTTTCCTGTTCTAATACTTCTTCTGGTTCCATAATATACTCCTTAATTTATTGTGACTTCAACATTGGGGTCAAGATTGGCATCTTGCACTTCTTGAATTGTCAGCGATACCGCCGCCTGATACTCTACTTCCAGTTCTAACCCTGTTAAACTCGCCTGTGTGATTTCCAGCACATTATCGCCTGCCGTCACTTGTAATGTCTGCGCTGTAACGGTTTCTGTGGTTGCTATTTCCTTTACAAAAAATAGTATTACAGGCGTGCCAGCCGCATATTGTTGTGCCACCCAGGTCTTAAAGTTTGCCGCGGTTTCTTCTGTCCTGAAATAGAAGTGCCTACTGTTATTAAAGAAACATGAGTATAACGGTTGTGCAGCAGTTGCCATAGGTTTGCCCAAAAAGTGAGTGCAAAGAACTGCTTTTGTTCTATCTGCGCCCCATGCGGAAGCGGCGGCGTTAATATACAACGCTTTTCCGTATGCGTTACTTGTCCCAAAAGTTTCTGTCCCATTAAATATCTTATAACCAATGATTCTTGTAACAGTTCCGTCAATAATTTCTTGTTGGTCTTTATCGTTGCCGATAGATAATAGGTCTTCACATGTGGCGGTTTGCTCGCTATAAGGCGTATAATTGTCAATAGAAGATGCTTTGCTAACCTGAACACGAACTGACGCAGTAGAACCATTAGAATATTCCGCAAAATATAATGTTATTTTAACAGGATTACTACCACTTTGTGTCCAAGTTTTGCTGATTGGAGAACTTTGTCGAAAAGCATTTTGACTTCCATTAACAATAATCGTTGAATCTCTATCTGTGGTAAAGTTATTTTCTACGGTCCATACTTTTACAGTATAAGTTTGTCCATTAATTAAACCAAGATTATCTGCACTTAATTCTAATAAAAATCTAGCCGCTGGATTATTACTATTATTCGTTGCGGATATGGTTCCGTCATTTCCGACTGTGATAGATGACGCTAGGAACCCCGGGGCAGATACTGTTGCTTCTGCCATATTCCAAAGATTTGGCCCTTTGATTACGATTGTTTCCTGTGTGCCGTCTGCATAAACTGTTCGATTAACGCTATCCCATTTCAAAACCCCATTATTACACACAATGTCCATTGGGGCATCGGGAGTTGGAACCGTGTTGCCATCTGCCGACAAATTCGCAGGTGTTTCAGCCGTCTTAAATGTTCCACTCGCTTTATCGTAGAACCCTGCGGTTGCAACCTGTCTTGCTGGCACATAGTCCATAACCACAGTGTCATTTTCTTTGATGCGGGCCATATAAATATCGGAGTTTACGTCAACATACTGACCGCCTGCGTTGCCGAGCAAATACACCGCTGCGGTTGGGTTTGGTTGCGAAGTGCCATAACTTCCCGTCTGTGTGTCTTCCGTATTTGCGGTTTCGTCTTTTACATACAGTGTCGCAGTGCCTGCGTTCAGTGTTGCTTTGACATACAACTTGTTCCCTGCGGTTCTTGTAATCGCGCTCGTGCAGACCGTCACATTACCAACAACCAATGTAATGGTAGAGCCAGAAGTCGCCCCGTGAATACCAGTGATATTACCAGTAGAACTTGCCCTGCTCTGCAAGATATACCACGAACCACCAACTGCACGGCACTCTACTTCAAACTCATAATTCTTTGCAAAATCTATCATAACACCAGTGTCAATCGCCGTCTGTGCCGTATTCGTGACATAGTTCACTTGGGTATATGGCGCTGGTATGTTGCCCTGGTATGTTCCACCAAACGCCTTGACATACGAAAGAGAATTGGCGATGGCATCGGGCAGCACAATATAATCTGTGCCACGAACAACAACCGTCTGCCCACCAGGCCCCGACACAATTAGAACACGCTGAACGCTTTGCCCTGGCAGAATACTATTTTGTCTAATAACAAGTTGGGTGCCACCACGCAGATTATCCAGTGGATCTGAAACTTCGAAAACCCGCGTTACAACCCACCCTTTGCCAAGCGCGGCAGCGGCGTCAATGTCTGCCTGGGTCACAGGCAAAACCCGCTGAATGCTGCGGGCCAAGTCGCCCAGCATACGCAAATCTGATTCTTGAACAGTTTTTATTCTTTGTGCCATTGCTTATATTTCCTCTGTTATAAAATACCCAAATCTATAGGTAAAACCCACTTTGGGGCAATTATTTTTTCTTTTTCTTTCCACACGGCATATTTTATCCTTTTGTTTCTTTTTTTTCAATAGTTTTTTATGCCGCCATACCACGAACTTCCCACCAGATTCTCATAGTCGAGTTGGCCGTGTTAAATTGTCCTAATCTAACCTGTGTTGTGGTTCCAGCCAAAGCGGCAACAGTTGATGCCGCGTTATACATTTCGGAAGAGCTTATTTGAGCAGGGCCTGCCGCCGCCCAATAATCTGTATCTGCCATTGGAACAGGTAGCGTATATAGGTTGTGTGACTGGTTTGCTATATTCAAAGACCGTTGCCCTTGCTCTACCCAACCAGACTTGTATTTACGATACCAAGTGTAATTGTTTGCTAATGTTGGGAACTGTGTTTCCACCACATAATCTGCCTCGGCTTTTGATACACGCTGATGAAGTCCGGGGTCGCCAAGACCTTGCCACACCAAAATACCATTTTCCTTGATATAACACTCTTTCATATGCATTGCTGAAAACACGCTTTTCCCTATCACGTATTTCCTTTCGAGCAGAAAACCTGGCTTTTCGGTTACTAATACACTACCTTCTACGCTCCAATTATTTCCATCTTCTGACAAAGACATAATGTAATTGGTTCCATCACACACAACTTTAACATAATATTTTGTATTAGGTTGTATTGTTGTAGTTCCTGTAATAGTATCATCGGAAGCATTCACATAAAAATACAACTTTTCACTGTTATTTATTGTAATTGCTGTATTGTGTTCTGAACCATAACCCATACCCACACTTGTCAAAATATATGCAGACGATACAGCGTTTGCAGTAGTGAAAGCAAATACCATCTCAAATGAAGATGCGTCACTCATATCCAATGTTCCAGGATAAACAAGATAATTACTATTATCAAGCCCAGACACATCTCCATTGCTTGCAACAGTAAGTGTTCCCACAATATCTGCATCGATTGACTGGGCTATATCTACTGTTGGCGTTGGGATTGCCGCGATTGCCTCATCAACATAATCTTTATTTACAATCTGACTTGCACTTGGGTTCTGTGGCATAACAACCGTTGATTCCCCAGTGACTTCAATATTTTCAAACGATATTATCTGCGGGTATGGTGTGAACTCTTTGCTCCGGTGGTTCCACAATACGCGCCCGCCCTGTTGGCCCGCCTGTTCGGCTATGTCCCAAATCTTGCTTGTGACAAGAACATAGCCATCATATTCGGCTGGTGCTGTGATAGTTTCAGTCAACTTCCACCGCCATTGTGTGTAGGTGTAAATTACAATAAGACGGTTGCCGCGGCCATCGTCTTGTGTGAAATCTGCATAATTACGACCCTCAACCTCGGCATAAGACGGAATTATGCCGCGTGGGTCCATTCTCGCATACCATACGCCCTGGTCTGTTAGTTGTGTCCCAGACCGCGCCGCCAATTCCACGTCGCCCATGGTCGCAAGAGTCCCCGCAACATTAGGCACTACCAAATCGCCGCCATTATTTATTGTTGAAGCAAACAGTTTTCCCCCAAGGTATAAGTTTTTCCACTTCTTTAATGAAGACCCTATGTTATAAGTATTGGTAGTCCAGGGCACAAAACCATCAGGTGTTTCAATAGACGCAATCAAAGTCACAGAATTATCGCTGTTCAACTTATAAAAACCAACCCCGTCCCAGAACGGTGCGATGGCACACTGGAACGAAGAAGTGGCACGCATTTTTAACGGCCCCGTCATTATTGATTCCCCGTCCAATCTCACAAAGGTATCGTCAACATAATCTTCCAGGTCGTCAATATCTTCGTGAATTTGCTCAATATCGTCATTTATGTCGTCAATGTCCTGTACAACGTCGTCAAATGTCTTTTCGTCAGACGCAACCACATCGGCATCAACACGGCGTTGCAGTGCGGTAAATACCGTCATACCGTTATAAATTGTTGCGCTAGCGTTAGTATCTGAACACAACAACTGAACTGTCAGACTATCACCGCTTTGCGCCTTAATAATTGCCTGTTCGCTTTCGCTAAAATCTATTACCAATTGTCGGCAAAATACATTTGCCCCTTCGGCGACCGTGAATGTTTTGCTTGTAATATGAGTGTTGCCAATTTTAACAACAAGCGTAAACCCAATTGTTTGCCCAGATGTTGTCAGCAAGTTTTTCCCACAAAGTTTCAACGCCCATTTCGTACCCGCACTGAATATCGTTGTTGGCAGAGAATACATTGCGTTTATCCATAGCCCGCTACCGCTGACATTAAACTCGCCTGTATAATCCGCACCGTCGCCCGACAACGAACTTGCCACCACCAACGAACTTCCGTCGAGTTTCCAATTCTGTGCGCCCTTGGCAACCACAACCGACGAATCTTTATCGTCAATAATACTACCAACAACATCTGTAGAGTGCCGAACGCCCGTGAACGGCGCAACCAACTTGTCGTTTTTAATTTCAAAGACGGACTTTGGCGTTTGGCTTCCTTTTAACTGCAAAATGAATTTGTTGTCTGACATTATTCAGCCTTTATTTCAAAGAACGGTTTTCATAACCTTCAGCCAAAGCGTCTAACGCACCACGAACTGTATTAGGCGTGTACCAGTTTGTCAGTCGCCCGACCAAATTCCCCGGCTGATAATTCGGCGTGCCTAAAGTTAGCGCCCGCATCGTGCCATAATTATTAAGATTCCTTATTGGTGTTCCAAGGCGACGGGCAAAATTCCACAAAGCCCCAGAACCCGTTGATACTGGTTTTGCTTTTAACGTAGGTAGTGTCTTTTTAGCAACCCCTTGAACGGCTATCGCGTTTTCCATCGTCTTTGACGCTAACTCTCTTTCTTCTGCACTTGCGCCTTTCATAACTTTATTCACTGCAGTTTTGACTATCTTGCGCGGGTCGGTTTTCTCGAAAATATCTTCGCCTAATTCTTTTGCTTCCAGCGACTCTACTTCGTTCATAAACTTTTTGCCCCACCCAGGCAACACATCGTCGATTCTTTCACCGATATAAGTGGCGTACCCGGGTCTTCTTAATTCGGCCATGTTTTTCATCAACAGACCGCGATACACATCTTCGCCAACGCCCGCTCTGCCTAAATTGCCCAGCAGGTTGTCCCTGTAGCCCTTTGAAACCTGATTAACAATTATTTGGTCTGGTGTTGTGCCTTGTTGCAAAGCCCGCGCAATAATAGTTTGCGACACTTTTGAGTCGGGGGATGTTGTTTCTAGCGGACGTTTCGCCAAACTTGTAAGCAGGCGACTTTGGGTGCTTTTTGTCGGCAGAATTTTGTTCAAAGCCGTAGGAACTACAAAACCAATAGTGCCTCCGAAAGCAGCATTTTCCGCACGGTCCCGCCAATTATTACCCTCGCCAAAACCCTCTATTGCACCTTGGACCCCAGATACGCCTGGCAACAAAGTCGCGCCACCCGTAAGCCCTGCCAAAATAGTGTTTTCTGCTATGTTAGCGCCAATGTTTAATGCTTTGCCATAACCTGTGTTTTCAATGTTTCCTTGAGCAGATTCTTCAGCATTTCTGCGCCATTTTTCATAACCGCCTGGTTGAAACATACTACGAAGCAAACCTTCAGCTTCGTCAGCATAGGTCCCTATAACTGGAGTGGCTTGTGCCACGTTGCGAATTGCACCGCCTAAATTTGCACCACGGCTGCTTGTTTCTTGCTGTTCTTTTACAGGTTCGGCAAAAAACTCTGCCGACAAATCGTTTGTGCTATTTGCAAAAAATTGTTTTTCCAAATCATCCATTATTGCACCCTTTCAAATTTCATAGAACCATCTTCATTAAATCCTAAGAATCTTATCCCGTTACGAACTTCGCCAACAGCGGGTGTTTTTGTATTACTGCGTGGTGCGCCCATATTTTGTATAATTGCACCCATAGGCCCTTGTGTCGTTTGCGGTTTTTGCGCCGATACCGTTTGTTTCAACGCCGCTTGTGGATCCCATTCACCGGTTTTTTGTAAATATCTTACCGCATCTTGCCAGTGCCGCAAATTCTTTACAGGCGCTAAATTACCCTTGCGCAATTCTTGATTAAGCGTTTTGGTCAAACGCTGATCCCGGGTTACAGAATCCAAAACTGGGTCAGCCCCTGCTGTAGATAGCGCAACCATAACATCAGTATCTGTTGCTGGGCGCAAATATTTCAACACGTCGAACATTCCTTGCATTGCTTCTGTTTTGAACTGCTCAAATGCTTTTGCTTCGTCTGTTTTTTTGCTTAAAGCAACACCATAGTCTTTATCTGGCCCACGACCAATTCTGTAAGCAAAATTCTTCATCCACGACTGATTTTGGTCTGACGGGTTGTATTCGTTTGTTTCCCAAGATCCTGCTTTTTTATTCAAAGCATCAACATCTATGTCAGGCAAATCAAGATAATTCGCTATACCGCTACCTCCACCAACACTTGAATTCCCCACTTTGCCAGCATTAGAATACGGTAATTCTTCGTATCCAATTGTTTGGTCTTGTGTTTGTGTCTGCGTTTCACCCATTGCCTTATCAAACGCCAATGCTGTTTCTAAATCTTTTTGGGTTAATTCTTGTGCCGCTTGTTCGCGAGCAATAGCAGAATCTGTATAACCCTTAATACCAGCCCCAAGTGTCCGCAACGCATTTACCCCCCAGTCGCCATACCCCCGCACCGGCCCTAATTGCGACAAAGCATTAGAAATACCATAACCCGCAGTTTCGCGACCTTTTAACGCGTCAAGCAAACGTTGATTGTTCGCACCGATTGAATTACGGCGCATAATCATATCTTCTAACGCACGCGGTGTACTTGTGCTTGTTGTTCTTGTGAACACAGAACTTTTTTGTGGGCGCATAGCCTGTGCTTCTTGCGCTTGTGCTAATTGTCCTAATGCCGCCGCAATACCATAATCATTATAATTTATATCCGCCATTTTCGTCCACCTTATTATTGTCCGCCCCACAAATTATAACCAAATATAGACGCCGAGGGAGCAAAGGCACCAGATAACAATGCTGCGCCACCACCTACCGCAGCATTCATCAGATTATTCGCCCACTCATTCCGCGCCTGCGTGTTAATCTTATTTACTTCTTGCTGGCGGTTTGCATTTGCGTTTACACGGTTCAATATGTTGTCCGCCATTGTGTTCGTCTGCCCAAAGTAATTGCTTTCAACGCCCATCAGCGAATTGATAATATTGCGCACACGCGCATCTTCTTCGGTCATCGCCTGACGCATATTCATATTACGATTTGCAGCAATACTATTCAAGATATTCTGTGTCGCACTACCACGCGCTCCGCGTTCTATCGCCTGTGCACCTAATTGGTTCGCGTATTGACGGTTGCTCGCGTCAAGCAATTCCTGCCGTGCACGGAACGACTCGTTGTCATACGACGGGTTTATCAGTTCGTTGACATACTGATTCAACCCCGATTGCGTATCGCGAATTGTGCTAGTTGCCATTGGCGACAAATTGACGCCACTTGCGTTTGCACCACCAAATTCGCCCCAGTTATAATTTTCGCCAATTTTGCTGGCTTCGACATTCTTCGGTTTCCCCATTTAATTACCTCTTCTAATATTAAAATACCCAAATCGACCAACGTTTTTGACCCGTTTGCCAATTTTTTCTAATAAAATTTTCGCAGTGCGTTGGTCGGTCTTGAAATACACGTCCCCAACATTACTTACCAACTGTTTCAAAATACGGTCTGTCGGCACGTGAGCACCGTGTTTAGCCCAGCCCGAACAGAACAGCCCTTTAATACCGTCCGATTCGTCATTATACACCGCAAAGCCCCCAACTATGTCGCCCGTAGCGTCATCACGTACCACAAACATATCCGCGTCCTTGTAATCGTCCCAAGGCTCGTGCATATTATTTTCCCACAGGCAAATCGGGTCTGGGTCCCACTCAACAGGCGTGCCAAAAAGTTGTTCTATATACATTATACTAACTCTATCAAGATACAACCGCCGACACCATCTGCTCCATGGGATGGATGTGAACCACCGTTTCCGCCGTTTCCTCCTTTCCCATAAAGAGTACCTTTGACAGTATGACCGCCACGGCCGGTTTGGTTTGCAGAAGCACCATTTGTTCCACTGGCTCCCGAACCACTACCGGCTGCGCCAAAAGCATAGTTTCCGCCACCACCACCGCCGCCGCGACCAGCATGCGTTGTATCGTTTGGAGATATTCCGCCTTTTCCACCGCCAGAACCTCCGTTTCCTGCTGGTAGGGTTTCATATACGCCTGGGGCAGAATATCTATTAGTGCCACCGCCACCACCAGCACCATTGCCGCCAGATGTTGCACTGTTTCCAGAACCATCGTTTGTAGAATACCCGGCGCCACGGCCCCCTGCGCCACCATTTTGATTGTTGTAGCCACCGCCACCACCGCCGCCACCGCCACCGCAGTTGTTACCTATTTCATTAGTGCGCCCCAAACCGCCATCCCCACCACGATACAAACCATTAATCGCAAGTGCTGCCCCATATGCTTTGCGGCCACCATTATATGTTGGAAAACTCCCGTGCAGGCCAGGGCCGCCAACTTTAAAGGTGTATGTCCCAGCAGTCTCAGCGTCTACTGTCAAATCATATGTGGCTTGTGCGCCGCCATCTCCGCCACCACCTGCGCCTGCATATGGCGAAACTTTATGCCCTGGTGTACCGCCACCACCGCCACCACCAATACCTCCTTGTGCGGACATAAGGACTTCACCTAACGGGCTAACAAATGACGAAACACCACCAGATGACGCACCAGAACCCCCGCCAGACGAGTTATACCCGGTAGAACCGGCGTAGCCACCGCCACCACCGCCGCCACCGCCACCGCCAACTAATGTCAGTCGATAATGGCCCGGGGCTAATATCA